CTGGATTGTAGAGACTGTACTAATACTGGTAAGGGCGGATGTTAATAAAAAAAAACCCCCACTTTTAAGGTGAGGGTTAAGTTTATTTTCTATTATCCATATAAATAATCACTTCATTATAATACTCAATAAAGTGTTCATTCCACAAATCCCATTTAATATCAACTCCATCTACGGAGAAAACTTGTATGTTATCAAATTTGGGTAGGATGTTATCTCTAAACCATCTGAATTTACATTCGTGATAATTAGAATCATTTTTAAGATGAAATTCAGTCACAATTTTTGGAATTGATTTTAAGAACTCAACATTACTTGGTTGGAATACGTCGTACTCACCACCTTCACAATCACATTTTAAAAAATCAATTTTATTAATTCTTTGGTTATCTAAGAACTCCCTAAAACTAAATGTTGGAACAATCTCAGTCATTTCATCCCAAGAAATTTCAATTTTCTTTTTATCCGTAATTGCTCCTTGTATTATTTTAACATTTTCTTGACCCACATTTCTTTTTAGAATTTCTATTTGGTGACTGATTGGTTCAACAACATAACATTGTTTTGGGTTTTTTGGTAATATCTTATATGTGAATGGTCCTAAAGATGCTCCTAAATCCACAACAATATCCCCTTCCTCAACTTCAAAAAATCTTTCATAGGTGTTACCTTCGAATATTTCTTCTTCGGCTTGTTTAACGTACCATTCACTTCTTCCTCCCCAATCAAATGGTTTGTCTTCTATTTTTTCCATCGTTACTTCTTTATATATTATTTTATTTATTTCTTTTATAACCATATCGGTACTGATACGTTTTGTACACTCAAACATCCGATCGGTATTTTTATGTAGTGGACACCAATTCCAATCACTAGCATCTAATCTTTCTGAATTAAAACATCCGTGACATACGTCTTCATTGATGACTCTATACGTATCCAATTTTGTTTCGGCCCATTTTTCACTGAACCCTGAGATTAAAATTACCGGTAGTTTACACGCCCAGGCTAACCAACTTAATCCTGATCCAAGACCAATAAAGAATTCACATTCGGATAAGTCATTTATAACTTCTTGTAAATTACCTCCTTTGTAAATGGTCACACCTTTTGGGTAATTATTTTTCATATAACCATCACCTTCTTTTGAGTATATCATACACTCATAACCTAATGAGATGAGGTAATCAACTACTTTTTGCCAACCGTCAGGGTTATTCCAATACTTTGCTTGAGCAGTTGAGTGGAACCCAATACCAACTTTTTTCTTTTTAGTTAGGTTAGGTTGATTAAGTTTAGGTCTTATTTCGTTATACTCAAGACCTAAAATATCGGTTGCGGTTTTCTGTAGTGGTTGTTTTTTATAATCACTTGGTGTCATATTATAATTAACCGAACCATCTTCATTGTAATACCAACCCAACCTATATTGTGACCTAATATTTTGAACAACATCACCTGGTTCAATAAATGTTATCTCAGGGTATTGATCAATAAATAAAAAGTTCATAAATGTTGAAACTATTAATTCGCAATTATGTTTTTTTCTGAACTCCTCAACATACGGGAACCAAGCTAATGTATCTCCTAATGATTTTGACCCAAATGAAATATAGACTCTTTCTCCATTTAGATTTATTTTATTATTATAGATTAGTTCTCCGTTCTCCCAAACTTTGGTTTCCCAATCTGTATAATATTCTCTATTTAATTTAACCCAACTATTAATTGGTAATGAATTTTGGTAGATTACATTTTCACCATCATACATTTTAATATCAAATTTATTGTTGCTTTGACCTTTTATTTCAAAGAAAGGCTGACACACATAGTGTTGATTAAAAACATAATCATTTTTAATCGGGTCCTGTTGGGTGATATCTAAATTCTTTACTAACATATAATAACTTAATAGATCCTCACCAAAACTTTCATCATTTGGGATTTCATATGCGTTATCGTTATTAATTAAATTTATCAGTTGTTTTGAAATATTTTCCACGTCACCTTCAATGGGCGTTATGTATTTATCAAACATCCCTGAATATTGTGGTAAGTTTCTTGTTAAGATTTTCATCCCGTAATTAATTGATTCCCTCACCACCAATGGATTACATTCCCAAGTTGAGTTAAACATTAATACATCACAGGCTTGCATAAATTTATCTACATCATTTCTTTCTCCCCACACTTTCACATTAGATGGTAGGTCTTTCATAATTGGACCCCAATAATCCTCAAAGTTTGGGGCTTGGTTCCCTATAAAGTGGAATTGGATATCAGGGTTAGATTCTACCAAAGTCCTTGCGACTTCAACACCTTCTCCTTGATTTTTACCACTAGTCCATAGACCAACATTTAATACGTGAGTCTTCATTAAGTCTAACCCTAACTCTTCTCTAACTTTCATTTTTTGGATAAGTGGAACTTCATTAAACTCACCATAGATTTCATTTTCCTCCAAAATAGGTTTTATTTTATTTTCGTAAGGGTATAACGATAAGAATTTCATTGGTGTCTCATCCTTAAATGTATTTTCCATATGATATGGAGTTACCAATGAATATGATTCAGGTTGTAATTTTTTATTTGTTTTTGGGTCGTACCATATATTATGACACGTCTCAACAATTCTCCAAGTCCTATCGTTGGAGTAAATTTGATTTAATAAATCTACGGGGATTTTGTTAAATGATTCAAAACCATCCAACATTTCTTCAGAGTGGACTATATCAATATTGTTGTTTTTAATAATATCAATTAATTCGTATTTTCTATTAACCTCATCCGTTCCTCCTAATGTGAAAAAATGATCCTCACCTAATAGTTTAATGATTTCATTTCTTTGAACCACATATGTTGAACTAAACTGAGAGTATTCAACTAAGAATATTTCAATCTGATCTTTATATTCTTGTAGTGATTGAATTCGTTTTAATGCGAATTGAGGTGCACCTCCTGTTGATAGGTGGGGAGTAACGTATAGTAATTTAATTTTTGAGTTTTTCATAATAAAAGAGGTTATACTTTTTTTCCATTCGTGGTCATTTTCTTTTTCATATATCTTAACACTTTTAATGTTGTCTTGAATGTATTTGTTTTCATCTTGAGTTAGATATTCACTACTATAAGGTTTGTTTTGTAAATAATGTAGGGTGGTATTACTTTTGTCTAAGTTATTTTCCATTGGTCTACCATATAACATTTTATTTGGTTCACATAATGATGTATGTAAATCCTCAATTACATAGATACCGTCATCCTTTAATAACGGAAATAGACAACCAAAAGTTAATTGTTGATCTGAAATATGGTGACTACCATCATCAATAATAATATCAAAAGTTATGTTAATATTTTTTTCAAATTCTTTTAAATCTTCTTTTTTGGATTGGTTTAGTACAACACATTTAACTCTTTCGTTGGTAAACTCAGATTTATCGTTAATGTCCGCACCATATATTGTAGCATTGGGAAAGTAATCATACCACATTTTTAATGATGATCCATTATTAACACCAATTTCTAATATGTTTATCTTCTTATCTTTAAATCTTCTAAAGTATTTTTCGTAAGTTTCGGTAAAGTTATGTTTATCACCATGTTCAGTCCCTTTATCTGAACCATATCTATTTGCGAGTATTGTTAGTTCTTTCATAATAATTTTATTTCAATAACATTATGCGTAATGTCTTTTATTTTTTCGGTTATATCTGATTCTATTCCATTATAAGATATTGATACGTTTTTTATGTTGGTCGGTTTAAATCCTAAATTAATGATGTCCCTATTTGATATATCATAATAAGTTCCAATACCGTCCACCGTAATTAGTACGTTTATTTTTTCATCATTATCGTAAAAATATAAACATACGTCATCGTTAAGTATAACATCTTTTGTAATAAAAAAAATCAAACCGTCGATATCGGAATAATTAAATAATTTTTCATCTTTATGGAACAAAATTAAATCATCAACTTTTTCGGATTCAATCTTATAATTTAGATCACCATTAATTAATGTATCGTAAAGCCAGTTCTCAACAATACAATTAAATTTACGATAACTCTCTAATGTGATATATTGTGAAAAATTTAATAAGTTTTCTTTATCTAACGCAATTAAATGTAGGCTAACTTTATGTTCGTGAAATGGAAAGAAGTTACATTTTTTTTCGGATAAGAAAGTTGTTTTTACCTTATCATCTATTACGGTATCATATACGATATGATAATACCTTTCGTAATCATATGTTAAAGCATATTCGGATAACTTTTTTGTTTGATAAAGTGCTGCCCATCCATAGTCAATTACCGATCTTTTAACCACAATTTCTCTATCCTTACCCACATATTTCGCCCAAGACATAACAGATTTTTCGGGCCAATAAAGTAGTGGGTTTTCTTTTGTTTGTATGTAAAAATCACACATATCGATAACCTCAGACGGTAATGGTATCGGACTATTTAACATCACATCCAAATTTAATTCCTTAATGGTTTTGATATTATTAATTAAGATGTTAATTTTTTCTTCAGTGTCACAATAAGAACTTATCATTACAATTCTTTTACCTTGCAAAATATCCTCATTGACTATCATTCCCATAACCTTAAAAATAGGTGAACGGTATTCAAAATTAAAGTATTTATAAAATAAAGATTAAATGCCAAATAGTATTAAATATAATGTGAGTGCCGAAACATTGGCACTTAAAAAAGGTAATTTTTGGATTGGTACCGGCGACGTAGGTAAAGGTCCGACAAGTACTACAGGTTATTGGAATGGTATAACCCCCCCCGCTGGTGGTTATACAATATACCTAAATAAGGCATCCAATGGTCCATCAATATATGTCGCATCAAACGACGCTGAATTAATTTCACGAACAAACCAAATTGCTGGTACATCATATACCACCGCAAACGAATGTTTTAATTATTATGCGAGTCAATCGGATAAAATGGTTTTTAATAGGGATTACGATTCAATAATAACAAATGGTTTGGTATTGAATTTAGATGCCGGATTTATCCCATCCTACCCAACAAACGGCACCACTTGGTATGATTTATCTTATGGTGTGAATAATGGAGTGTTAACAAACGGACCAACCTTTAATAGTTCAAATGGTGGTAGTATTGTCTTTGATGGTGTTAATGATTGTATTGTAGTTAATTCTAATGCGAATATATTATCTAAAACAAGTTACACCAAAATTTCATGGTTTTATATTACAAGTTATCTTTATAATATTATTAGTGGTGGTAATAGTGGACAACATGCATTTTGGTTAGAGGGGACAAATAAACTACGTGCTGGTCATAATGGTCAATGGAGTACAGTTGTTAGTACTACCAGTTTATCTTTAAATACTTGGTATTTTGGTGCGGTTACATTTAATACAAGTACGGGATGGGTATTATATGTTAATGGTGTCCAAGAAGCGACATCTTCTAGTACCGCAACATACACAGGTGCTGATGAAATATTAATAGGTGCTTATGGTACTGGGTCTAATGTTTTTGCAGGTAGAATTGCGGTAGCGCAAGTTTATAATCGAGTATTATCCGCGTCAGAAATACTCCAAAACTATAACGCAACCAAAGCAAGATTTGGATTATAATAATATTTATTAATATGGAAACGCAAGTACAAGAATATGATAACAGAGAATTTATGATTTTTAATGTGAGTGAATTAAACGAAATAGATTTCACTCAAGTTTTAGAAACATCTGAGGACACCGTTAGAAAATCGGTAGACCAAACAAAAACATTTGTTAAATGGGATGGTGTAATTCCGGAATGTGTTAGTAATCTAAATACAAAGGAAGGACCTTACACGTATGAGGAAATTTTAACAATTTTATCAACACCAGAATGGACGGACCCAAATCCACCAATGATAATGACATAACTTATTTATTTTTATCTCATAGTCTTTATAATTAAGATATGAAAAAAGTATGTTTGGATGTTTCAGGATCAAGGGCGTTAGGCGATACCATAGCGGTAACCCCTACTCTAAGGAAACTTTACCATTCATACAATCAAAAAATTTCAATTATTACTCACCATCCACACCTGTTTTCAAATAACCCATATGTTGATGTTATCCATAGTGAATTAACAGATGAGATTAAAAACGAATGTGAGGTTTTTAATTCGTTCAATATTGGATATCACCCAAATGGTGTTTGTTATAAACACAACGCAATGGATATAAGACAATTCCACGCAATTAATCTTGGTTTTATGTTAACCAAAGATGAAATGGAATTGGATTACATTCCTGACGAATACGAACCTATTGAAGGTCTGCCTGAAAAATACGTTTTAATACACCCCGTTCAAAATTGGAACTCAAGAACGTGGGGTGCAAAAAAATGGCAACTACTTACAAAACTTTTAAACCAAAAAGGAATTGCGGTTGTATCGGTAGGAAAAGATTCTTCAGAACTTGGTGGATCTAATGTGGATAAACCAGTATTCAACTTCCCAATAGAATTAGGTATGAACCTAATGAACCAAACAAGTTTATCTCAAACTTGGCACCTCATCAATAAATCTATGTGTTTCATCACAATGGACTCAGGTTTATTACATTTAGCAGGAACAACAGACATTGACATCATTCAATTGGGTAGTTCAATAAACCCTGAGTTTAGATCACCATTTAGAAAAGGATCTCAAGAATATAAGTACCACTACGTAAGAGGCGGTTGTGGATTGAATTGTGCGTCTGATATGAAATATGGTGTAAGAGAATGGCAATCAATTCAAGGAATACCATCGTTAGTTAATTGTCTTGAGAGAAAGGAAACTTTTGAATGTCACCCAAACCCTCTAATAGTTTACAATAAGGTATTGGAGTTTGTTAGTTAATAACCATAAAGTCAAAACAAAGTATTTATTAAGAAAGAATTTAATAAATGCCAAACATAGTTCAGATAAATGGAATAACAGGTACATCACCATATGATATATATGTTTGTGATATAACATTGAATTATTGTTTTTCCGCATTCACCGCAACAACAATAACACCACCCTTCCAATTTCCTGTGCCACCACCATTAGATAATACCACCGAAATTATTTTAAAGATAGTAGATTCGTTGGGTTGTGAGAAATTTATTTTATTAACTTGTGGTGTTTTATATGGTAAACAATTCGAGGACTTTGAGGTATTCTTATTCCAAGATTCGGATATTTATCTATTTGAGGGGCCTTAATAATTTACAACTGATTTCCTTTTAATATTTTTAAGATATGAAAATATTTGTACAGATAGCATCGTATCGCGACCCACAACTTATTCCAACAATTAAATCAATGTTGGAAAATGCGAAAAAACCAAAAAATCTTAGAATTGGTATTGCAAGACAATTTCATCCTGAGGATGGCTTTGATGATTTAACCGAGTATGAAAAGGACGATCGTTTTCGTATTTTAAATATTGATTACACAGAGTCAAAAGGAGTTTGTTGGGCAAGACACCAAGTACAACAATTATATAAAGGTGAGGAGTATACCCTTCAGATTGATTCTCATATGAGATTTGAGAAGGATTGGGACGACACGCTTATCAAGATGATTAAACAACTCCAAAAGAAAGGACATAAAAAACCATTGTTAACAGGTTATGTTTCATCTTTTAATCCTGAGAATGATCCTGAAGGTAGAACACAAGAACCCTGGAGAATGGCTTTTGATAGATTTACACCCGAAGGTGTTGTATTCTTTTTACCTGAAACAATACCAGGATGGAAGGAACTTAAAGAACCTGTTACAGCTAGATTTTATTCAGCTCACTTCTGCTTTACGTTAGGTCAATTCTCAACAGAGGTCCAACACGACCCTGAGTTTTATTTTCACGGAGAAGAAATCTCAATCACCGTAAGGGCTTACACTCACGGATATGATTTATTCCACCCACATAAAACCGTTATTTGGCATGAATACACTCGTAAAGGTAGAACAAAACAATGGGATGATGATAAAGATTGGTATAAAAGAAATACCGCTTGTCACATTAAAAATAGACAACTTTTAGGTATTGATGGTGAAAACTATTCTGGTAACACATCAGAATGGTTTGGTACCGAAAGAACAATCCAAGACTATGAAAAATATGCAGGTCTTTTATTCGAAACAAGAGGAGTACAGCAAGAAACAATTGACAAGACATACCCACCAAACACGTATGATTATAAAAATATTAAGGAATGGAAAAAATCTTTCTCTAGCATTTTTAAACATTGTATTGATTTAAGTTTAAGTCAAGTACCTGAAACTGATTATGATTTTTGGGTGGTTGCATTCCACGATAAAGATCACAACACATTGTTTAGGCAAGACGCTGACGCTAACGAAATAGTTAGAATAAAATCAGATCCTGACGGATATGGGAAGGTATGGAGAGAATTCCACACAACTCAACGTCCGGCTTATTGGGTAGTTTGGCCTCACTCATTATCTAAAGATTGGTGTGAAAGAATTGTGGGTAATTTATGATATTAATATCTCATAAAGGAATATTCAAAATACTTTCACAATGATTGAGGTTACATATCAAAAACCTAATGGGTCGACTTGGTCGGTTACTAATATGTATGATAAATTTTTCAATTATTTATCTGAAAATTATGAGTGTATCCATAACCCCCCAACTTGCGTTGGTTATGGATCACCTAATTCTCCACATCATATGACCATAAAAAATCTTTCTAACAACAAGTATTTTGTTGTTTCATATTGGGATTATACGGGGGATATTTATAACCCTAAATATGGTTGGGATGTAGATAATATGATGGGTTTATTTACATCAAGTGGAGTTCATTATGATTTCAAGTTTACCCCATTTTCATATATGACGTATTCCACAGAATTTGAGAGTTATTCCAAAAACATTGTACCGTTTGATAAAAAACCAAATAATGAATTATTTTTTAGGGGATATCTACACGGGATGAGAAGAAAATTACATTTATTAAATGAGATCCCAATGAGTGAGGAAAGAATAGAACCTTTTGATTATTTTAAAGAATTAACAAATAATAAAATATGTTTGTCACTTAACGGTGTTGGTGAAATATGTTTTAGAGATATAGAAATTTTATCTTCAGGATCTGTTTTATTGAGACCATTATTAAAACAAAAATTACATAACGAATTAATACCAAACGTTCATTACATACCTTTTGAAGAAAGTTTTGACCCCGCTGAACAAATGGAGATAATAAAAGAAAAATATAATGAAATAAAAGATAATGATGATCTATTAAGAGAGGTTTCTAAGAATGGATATCAATGGTATAGGGAAAATGGGACACCTCAATCTAATGTTGATATTTTAAAAAACATACTTAATATTGATTTAATAATGTAAAAAAATAAATATGGAATACCCAATAAGTGAAATTTTAGATAGATACTCAATTGCAGTTTTAAAAAAACAAAGATTAGATGCTGATAATGATATTGAATTAAATGATTTATCGGAAGTAATTGAGGAATATAAAAAAATTAATTCTCAAATTATCGAAACTTATATTGATAAATTGGTTTCTATTAATGGTGATATATGGGATTTAGAATCTGACATTAGAAAAGGTAAAGAAGGTGAGTTAGGGTTAGAGGAAGTTGGTAGACGAGCAATAAGAATTAGAGAATTTAACAAAATTAGAGTTGGTTATAAAAATATAATTGTAGAAACTTTTGGTGAAGGATATAAAGATGTTAAAATGAATCATGCAAGTTCTGACGAATAAGATAGTAATTTCCCTAACAACGGTTCCCGAAAGATTGTCGTATGATGTTGAGGACGGTTTTAAATCGGTACTAAAATCTATTTGTAATCAGAATTACGATAACTATGAAGTACATCTAAATTTACCTGAAATATATAAAGTAACTGGCGAACATTACATTATACCTGAATGGTTAGATGAATTACAAAAAGAACACCCACATTTAAAAATTTATCGTGTTGAGGATATGGGTCCTCCGACTAAAGTTATACCAACAATATTGAGAGAGTCTGATGAAACACTCCTAATTGTTGTTGATGATGATTTAATTTATCACGAAGATATGATCTTAGAACACATTAAATACCATATGGAATTACCTAATTCTGTTATCCTATATGATGGTAGAAGTTTAATGGGGTCAAAATATGGTGATTTAAGAGATTCTTGGGTTATATGTGTGACAAAACCAACAAGAATAAGAGGGATGTTGCAACATTATAAATCTGTTTCCTACCACAAAAAATATTTCCAAGAAGATTTCTTTCAAGATTTTTTAGGTAAAACAAAGTCTGACGACATTTTGATGACATATTATTTTTTACATAAAAAAATAAAAATGTATGTGGTTCCTTACGAAAAAGATGTGGAAAAAATCCAAACCTATGATGAATGGTATAATTTTCAAGGAGTTACAACTTTTCCTGTTTTAAGACACTCAAATAGTTTAGGAAACACAGGTTGTAATCACCCAAAAATTTTAGAATTAGAAACAAAATTTTTTATACCGGATGAGTTTAAACGAATAGATACCGAAATAATTGATTGATATGGAATACTTTAATGAAATTAAAAAATGGGATGATTTACATTGTGAAAAACACGTAATGAATTTGGTAAATAATATAACCGAATTGTTAGAAAATAGGGGTATCAGTGAACTTTATTATATTGATATTGGTGCTAATGTTGGAAAAGTTTATGATTTACTAAAAGAAAGAAATAATTTAAAGAAGGTTTGGATGTATGAGGCGAGCCCAATGTTATTTGATTATTTAAAAATTAAATACGAAAAAGACGATAACGTAGTTTTATCTCACGGAGCAATTTCAAATACAGAAGGGACTGTACCATTTGATGAAACATCAATGTTATATCAAATAAAAAACAACGTCGAAGAGTTTAATTTTGGATTATCCAAAATCGGTAACTCACCAAATCAATTAGAAATTAACTCAAACAAAATTTCTAACCTTATAGGGAATAACGAAGAGATATTTAACAACGTATCTTTTATTAAAATTGACACAGAGAATGTTGATTTTTTTATTTTAGATGACTTAATCTCAGTTGTTGAAAAATTTAAAACAAAACCGATCATTGAGTTTGAGGTTAACTACAAATCAAGTACAATCACTAATGAAATGGCTCAAGATATATTGAATAAATACGTGTTGGTTGGGTATAAACCTTTACGATTAGAGGACTGCTGGGGTGACGGAATATTAATACCAAACTAATATTATGAATGAAATTTTAAAAATTGCGGAAGAATTTAACAAAATACCAAAAAAGTATTGGGATAGTATAACATTAACAGGACATCAACACGATTTTGAGAGAAGTAAACCAGGTCCCTACCTAAAAACTGCCGCCGAAATTGCTCGGGTTCTGAATATGAAGACGGTTGTTGAGATAGGATCAACAAGATTTGCGTTATCTCAAAAATGTTTAGATTATTATAATGGTAATATGGATCCTTTTGTGTCCCCTCCGTGTTGTGCCGATGGTCACGGTGGTATAATTTGGTCATTAGAGGGGTTTGAAGTTTATTCGTGCGATATAGACCCTAATTGTAAAACTCAGGCTGAGTGGTCATTTGGTAACATTAGAATACCGTTTCCTAACAATTTACACCTTCACATACCTGAAGATGGTATTGAGTTTTTAAGTAACTTTGATAAAACAATTGATGTTTTATTTTTAGATGGTTGGGATACAGGTACCTATGAATATAGAGAAAAACATCTCGAGTCTTTTATTACCGCTAAAGATAAATTAGCTGACGTTCATTTAATTCTAATTGACGATACCGACTTCAATATCGAAGGGGAGGGTAAAGATGCGTTTTTATCCCCACATTTATTAGAGTTAGGTTATTACTTGTTATTTGATGGGAGACAAAAATTATATATAAACAAAATTTAATATTAACTATGAGTGATCATAAAATTACATTAGTCACCGGTTTATGGGACATAGGTAGAGGAGACCTTACTGAGGGTTGGTCTAGATCATTCGATCATTATTTAAATAAATTTAGTCAACTTCTTGAGGTTGATTGTAATATGATAATATTTGGTGATCGTGAACTAGAGTTATTTGTAAAAGAAAGAAGGAGTAATGATAAAACTCAATTTATTTTAAGAGATTTAGAATGGTTTAAAAGTAATGAGTTTTACGGTCAGATACAACAAATAAGAAATAACCCAAAATGGTTTAATCTTGCTGGTTGGTTAAAGGACTCCACTCAAGCAAGGTTAGAGATGTATAACCCATTAGTTATGTCAAAAATGTATTTGTTACACGACGCATTACTTATGGATAAATTTGATTCTGATAAATTATATTGGATTGACGCTGGATTATCAAATACGGTAAATATGGGTTACTTCACTCACGATAATGTTCTTGATAAGATAGACAAGTTGTTTGATAATTTCACATTTGTTTGTTTTCCATACCATGCCGATCGAGAAATACACGGGTTTGATATTGATAAGATGACTCAAATAACAAATGTTAGGGTAGATAAAGTTGCTCGTGGAGGTTTTTTTGGTGGAACAAAAGAATCTATTAGACAAATTAACACATTGTACTACGACTTAATGAAAACAACATTAAGTAAGGGTTTAATGGGAACAGAAGAAAGTTTATTTTCAATATTACTATATAATAATCCAACCTTAACTGAGTATGTTGAGATTAATCAAGATGGGTTAATGTATAGGTTTTTTGAGGATGTTAAGAACGACTCCGCCCAAGTTAAAACAATGTCTAACGGTAAAAAAGTTGAGGTTAAAACAAATGGTGAGGTTGGTCTATACGTTATTACATACAATAGTCCAAAACAATTTGAGACATTAATTAATTCTATGATGGATTATGATATGGATTTTATTGTTAAAACAAAAAAGTTTTTACTAAATAACTCAACGGACTTATCCACAACACCGGAATACGAAAGATTATGTAACCAATATGGTTTTGAGCACATCAAAAAAGATAATATTGGTATCACAGGTGGTAGAGTTTTTATTGCGGAACACTTTGATAAAACGGAAATGGATTATTACATATTTTTTGAGGATGATATGTTTTTCTATAATGGTGTGGATCAAACTTGTAAAAATGGATTTAACCGAAATACAAAAAAATTATTTAAGAAAGTCCTACAAATTATAAGAAAAGAACAATTTGATTATCTTAAATTAAATTTTACAGAATTTTATGGTAGTCACGAAAAACAATGGTCTTGGTATAATGTTGACCAAGAGTTTAGGAAGAATCACTGGCCGTTTAATCAAAATTTAGCCCATCACGGGGAAAGCCCAAATGTCCCAAATTTAGAATTTAAACATATAAAATCACACGAAGGTGTTCCATACGCAACGGGTGAGGTATATTTATCTAATTGGCCAATCATTTTGTCTCGTGAAGGTAATTATAAATGTTATATCGAAACTAAATTTGATTATCCTTATGAGCAAACATTGATGTCTCATTGTTATAAACAAATGGTTAATGGTAGGGTTAGTGCTGGTGTTTTATTGATGACACCGACGGAACATAATAGATTTGATTTCTATGAGGGAAGTTCAAGAAAAGAATTCTAATCGTAGTATTTATTGATAAAAGGTTAAATGGAATTTTTTATCAAGAAAAACGCAACACTTCCAACACTAAAAATAAATGTAATCAAAGACGGAAGAAGTGATTACGATAGATCTATGCAGTTTTTATCTGAGACTGACATATTTTTTTCTATGGTAAATACGGAGAACGACATTCCAAAAATAACATCAAGACCGGCTGGTTTAATGGCAAAGCCACAATTAGATATAAGTGATACTACAGAATATTACGTTTACTATCAATTCACACCTTTTGATACAAGACAAGTTGGTAGATACAAAGGTCAGTTTTTATTTAGAAATAATACAGGAGTTTTAGTTCTCCCACTAAATGAAGATATATATATTAATGTTACGGATAGTTTTATTATTGACGATATGGAATATGCAAGTTGTTATGTAATTGATTATCCGTGTTGTTTTGGGTCAGGTGGGATAAATCCAGGTCCAGGTCCATCACCAACAACAACTTCAACAACTAACATACCAACAACCACAACTAGCACTACAGGTCCGACAACAACTAGCACAACAATACCACAACCAATAGGTTACACCGAATGGGTTCTTAGTACAGGTGTTGCCGATTATGAGGATGCTTGTGCGAAAACTGATGAGTGGAAAACGGCGTACACACCTGAACTTAATTACCTACCAATAGGTCAAACATTATACTCAAGTCCTGAATTTACGACCACCGCTTTCAGTATTAATCACGGGTTCTTTAAGATTATGTTAAGAAATGGTGTCCCATATGATCCAAGTACAATAATATGTGTTGGACCGTATAATTTTTATACAAATAATTATTGTCAAGTAATAAATAGTTATGAGTGCGGTACCCCAATACCTTGTAATAGTATGACATTTACTAAAACTGAAGATGTACCATACTCGTTTGTAATTTACAATTGTGAGGGCCGTTATAGTGGGGTGACACTTAATTATAATCAAAGTACTACTTTATGCGTTTCAACGTATGTTCCACAACCATACATAACTAAAACTGATAATGGTTCTTGTTAATACCAACTTTCAGTTTCCTTATATTTATAGATAAAAGAATAGATGGATTTTACTATCGCACAGAACGCAACACTTCCTTTATTAAAAATGCAAATTGTGAATGAAGGGATACAGGACTACAACTCAATGATGAAGTTCATTGAAACGTCTAGTATCTTTTTTTCGATGGTAAATACAGAAACTGGAATTCCAAAGATCAATACGAAGTCCGCAGGGTTTGTGGAGAAATTAGAAATGGATCCTAACGCAAGTCCCGAATATTACGTGTACTACAGATTCAATGGTTTAGACACAAGTAAACCTGGTAGATACGAAGGTCAATTTTTATTTATTAATGAGACGGGAACATTGGTTTTACCAATTAGGGAACCTCTTTTTATTAATATTGTTGAGAGTTACATTGCCGATGACTTACCTTATAATCCTTGTTATGTTTTGGAATATAATTGTTGTACAACTCCATTCCCTTCTCCAACACCAACGTCAACACCTGATCCGGTAATTAGTCCGACACCATCACCATCGTCAACATCAACACCAACTCCTACCCCAACTCCGACTCAAACGCCAAACCAACCTATTTGTATTCACCCAAGATACGAACAATTAATTTATAGTACGGTTGAGCAAGGTAACTTTAGTCAGAATTTAGAACTTGCGTGTTATGTTTTAGAATGTTTAAGAAATACAGATTGTACTTACAATGGTTATTACGACAGATACTTTAATGTGAACGGACCAACCGTAGGGTCGTTAGCGTTCGAAAATGAAACAACTTGTTATCCAACTAACGACACAGGGTATTTTATAATGTGGACAGAAGGATCATTTAACCTAATTCAATTCACAAACGGGGTTTTACAAAATTCCGCATCCCTATGTTGATATCCCAATTTCTTTAACTTATATTTATCTACGAAGGTAAATGTCGACCAAATTCGGCAGTAAATAAACCAACCGTAAATAGTATGATATCACAAGAAGAAATTAAGAATTTCCTAGAGGGTAATGACCCTGAGGAACACATCGTAGCAATCGAATACGATTACATCTCCGACCACATTTATAAAATCAAAGAAGTTCCTGGCAAAGGAAAATCAATCAATAGGGACACCCTCATTGCATTTGCTTGGGTTGGTGATCTTCGTGGTCTCAACTTTTACTCTGGGTCCAAAGGACTACAAAAGGAGGCAATGTCAAAACACGGAATCATTATCGAAAAGTTAAGAACTGATGGTAATGAACGATTAGAAAATGGTTTAACGTTCCTTGTTAAATCAATGAAAGGATACCGAGCACTTATTCAGTTTTTTCGTGATGGAGGTTTAGACCCTTGGAGTGAGAGAGCTAAAGATAGAATAATGTTATTATCTCCCGTAGAACAATACTTGGTATCAAAAGAGAAAAGATTATTCAAAGGATTTGAGGAATACAACGACATTACGAGATTTGTATTTGACCTTGAGACGACCGCGTTGGAACCGAAAGACGGTCGTATCTTTATGATTGGAATGAAAACCAATAAAGGTTTTATGAAAGTTATTGAGTGTAAGGACGCCGATGAGGAAAGAAAAGGTCTTGTTGAATTTTTTAGAATCATAGATGAAATCAAACCATCAATTATTTCGGGTTATAATTCAGCGAACTTTGACTGGTTTTGGATCTTTGAAAGATGTAAGGCTTTGAACTTGGACATTAAAAAGATTGCAATCTCAATGAACGCTCAGAAAACAATTTCACAGAAAGAATCGATGTTGAAGTTGGCAAATGAGGTTGAGAGATTTAATCAAGTCCAAATGTGGGGATACAATGTAATCGATATCATTCACTCAGTTCGTAGAGCACAAGCAATCAACTCAAGTATTAAAGAAGCCGGTTTGAAGTATATTACCAAGTATATTGATGCCGAAGCTAAAGATCGTATTTATATTGACCACACAAGTATTGGACCTATGTACGCCAAGAAAGAAGAATATTGGTTAAACATACAAAATGGTAAATACAAAAAAGTTGGTGTTGACTCAAATGTTGATGACGTATGTGGGAGACACCCAAGTATATACATAAAGACAACAGGGGACGACATAGTTGAGCGTTATCTTGACGATGACCTTGACGAAACGTTGATTGTGGATGACGAGTTCAACCAAGCAACGTTTCTATTGGCATCTTTGGTTCCAACAACATATGAGAGAGCATCCACGATGGGTACTGCAACATTATGGAAAATGGTAATGTTGGCTTGGTCTTACAAGAATGGATTAGCGGTTCCTAAGAAAGAGGAAAAAAGAAACTTCGTCGGTGGTCTATCACGATTACTTAAAGTAGGATACTCTAAGGACGTATTAAAACTTGACTACTCTTCATTATACCCATCTATTCAGTTAGTTCACGACGTGTTCCCTGAGTGTGATATAACGGGAGCGATGAAAGGATTGTTAACTTACTTCCGTAACTCTCGTATTATGTATAAGAATTTGGCTGCGGAATATAAGGACATTGATAAAAAGAAATCCACATCTTTTGATCGTAAGCAATTACCAATTAAGATCTTTATCAACGCATTCTTCGGATCGTTATCAGCACCACACGTATTCCCTTGGGGAGATATCGATATGGGTGAACAGATTACTTGTACGGGTAGACAATATCTTAGACAGATGTTAAAGTTCTTTGAGAAGAGAGGTTATAGTCCTTTGGTGTGTGACACCGATGGTATGAACTTCTCCTTACCACCTGAAGGTGTTGATGATAGAGTTTATATCGGTAAAGGATTAAATTGGTTAGTTAAAGAGGGTAAGGAGTATCGTGGTTATGATGCTGATGTTGCAGAGTTTAATGACATCTTTATGAAAGGTGAGATGGGACTTGATTGTGATGGAACTTGGGATTCGTGTATTAACTTAGCTCGTAAGAACTATGCAACTATGGAACACAATGGTAAAATCAAATTAACAGGTAATAGTATTAAATCTAAAAAGATGCCAAAGTACATTGAGAAATTCTTAGATAAAGGAGTAAAACAATTACTTAAAGGTGAGGGTAAAGAATTTATTGAGTGGTATTATGAATATATACAAAAGATATTTGATCAAAGAGTTCCGTTGGCTGAGATTGCATCTAAATCAAAAGTTAAGTTAAGTGTTGAGGATTACATTAAACGTAGTAAACAAACAACTAAAGCGGGTAATCTTAATTCACGAATGGCACATATGGAACTTATTATTAGAGATAAGATTCAGTCAAACCTTGGTGATATGATTCTTTATGTTAATAATGGGACTAAAGCATCTCACGGAGACGTTCAGAAAGTTAATGAAAAAATGTCTAAGAAAGATAAGGACGCGTACTTCGCAACTCACGGTAAGATGCCCGTTCTCGGGTCTCACATTGAATTAAATTGTTATCGTATTGATCCGTCAGATTTAGAGAACAATCCTGAGATGTTAGGTGAGTACAATATCCAAAGAGCAATTGCAACATTTAATAAACGTGTTGAGCCTTTGTTAATTGTTTTTGATGATGAGGTTAGGGATACGTTATTGGTAAAAGATCCTGAAGATAGAGGTTTTTACACTACGGACCAATGTAAATTGATTAATGGTAAACCATTTAGTCCTGGCGATCAGGATGATGTTTATGAAAACTTAATTAAGATGGAACAAGGTGAGGTTGATTTTTGGGAATCGGTAGGTATTAATCCTGACTATATGTATGAATTGGCTGAAGAAGGATGGGAACATCACGTTTAACGTGTTATCCCATCTTAAGTCCGTCAGATGATAGGATATACCACACTCCACCAACATTTTGTAATTCAACACAAGCACCACGACCAACTGATATTTCATCCCAGTCGTCATCAATTCTTCCCATATCAGGAACAATAACACAATTTGTTAAAGTTTTAATTTTAATTTTGTCGGTCATTGTAGAATCAAGTTTAATTTTACAATGACTGACATCTCTTACAACGATTAACAATTCACCTCTTGTTGAGTAAAATTCATCACTCACAATTACGGTTTCAAAAGTATCGATACTTAATGATCTATTACCTCTTAATACGGTTTTTCTTATTGGTCTTTCTCTTAGTACTCCCATAAAATTAAATTACATATATTTGTCTTGGCATCGCTCTAAACTTAAGTGACTTATTTAAGTTTTCTGCGAGTAACGCTTCTCTTTCCATAACTTTTTCAGGACGAAGTCTTGTTAATCTTCCTTCAGCACCTATTAGTTCATCGATTAATTTTGTTTTTTCATCTTTTGCTTCTGTTGCCAAAGACGTATAATCCATAGTTAGATCTCCATCAGGAGCCTTTAAGTTACCACTAAACTTACCACGAACTCTTGATAGTGTTTCTTTACAATAAGCGGTAAACCATCTTCTGACCCATATCTGAGCCGGATTATTAAGCCTATCCCAACTGATTTTATTAAAAGGAACATCCGATGGTAATAAGACAATATCAGGATTATCTGCTAAACATTTATCTCTATCCCCTTGTGATGTGTCATAATACCAATACCAAACTTGACCTTTAGATAATTCCGCATTACCGAAATCGAATTTACCGCCAGGTGTATTTAAAAGGTGTAACGCCTTTTTACCACCTGGAAGTGCTGTAATATAATATGTTAACTCTCCCGCAAACATTCTTCGTTGTATGTTTACTTCTTGCATTCTAAGTAACATATCAAACGCTGGTGTTAAATAATAACTTCCTGCCATATTACCAACTTGTGCGAGTCCTCCACCCCCACCTAAACCAGTTCCTACCCCAACACCGGCAAATCCACCGATACCAAACATTGTCGTATTTAAAGTTGATGGTGTAAACCATAAAACTTCATTTATTTCACGACCAGCTGGTATCTCATAAATTTGTTGATTAGGTACTAATTGTATGTAATCTTTTTTAATTTCCCAATCACCACCGGCCTGCAGACCAACAATTTTAGAATATGCGTAAGTGTATCTAGTTTCGAAATCTAAACTTTTCGTGATGAAAGCTCGAGATAAAGATTGAGTTTCTAAATTTAAATTATTTAAAGTCGTCCATTGAGATTCAATTAACCAATCTTGAACGTATTGGGAATAATCGTCAATAGAATACTCCAATAGGGTATCCATCATTTCATCTTCTAACTCCACCGATCTTAAAGGTGCTCCTAATAAATGTCTTACTTTTTGGTAGAATTGACTTCTTTCTGGTTCGTTGATAATTGCCATAGAGTTTTTTCTCTATAAATATCCTACATAATAACTTTATTCATTTGTAGGACAAACGATCTTTTCTCTTTGGGTTGTTTTAACCGGTAATTCTTTTGTTACAAGAGTATCTTTATCCTTAAAGATATATCCTTTAATGGAGCTATATTCAGGTTTTATTCTAAAACGAATTGATAGCCTTTTTTCGTCACAACCTCTTTGACCTTTATTGGACCAATACAAATCAATATATTCTATAGGGATAATAAAATCTCCCTCATAAATAATACCTGACATCTTTTGTTTTACTTTTTCTAAATACTCATCGGCACCTGAATTGTTAAGCAACCAAACATATAGTTTATCAATTAATTGATTATATGGGTCGATATAAATTTGTTTTTCGGGAGCTAGTGAACTCTGTTTAAATATTGAGAAAAATTCAGATAAGTAACTATCGATGAATGGATCCATCTTCTTAACTTCAAAATATGAGTTTGATGGGAATATTACTTTACCATCTTCGTCTTTAAGATCTTGTTTTGAAATTAAGTCCGCCTTAACGTAATATGTTCCACTTTTAAACGATTTTGTTAAACACGATATTATTTTATCCGCTTGAATGTCTATCGCTTCTTCTCCTGAATGAACTTTTTTAATTACATCGATTAATTTTTCTTTTGCGTTGTCAGAACATTTATAATCCAATTGTAGTTTAGTTTGTTTTTTCTTGAAGAACTTTCCGGTAAATTTTTCTTCATACTTACTATGTTCTTTTTGCCTTGCGTATGCTAATAAACCCTCTAAGTTATCCGGAACCGTACTTGAATATCTTTGTCTGTTTAGGATTTTTTTAACTTCATTATCTTCATAATTTTTATCAACAATAAAGTCAGAAATTAATTCTAAAAAGTTTACGGTTCTTTCTTGGTTCTGTAACGCCAATTTTATAATGACAGGAAATGTACCAACGTTCTTCTTAGCAAAAAACCCATCTAAAATAAAGATTGAATGTTCAAGTTCTCGTTTAAGGTAATCATCATTTAAATTATCTCTAAATTTTTTTAACTGACAATATTGAGATTCTTCCGTTTTAGATTGTTTACATAAGTAATCTATTTTTGAGTGTCTTCTTGGTGCAATCTCATTAATTAATGTTGATTCATTTAATTTTTTCTTAGAAGTTCTTTTAATAAAAAGGTCATTAACAAATTCCCAATTTACAACGTCCCAAAACTTTTTAATATATTCGTCTCTTTTGTTTTGGTATTTTAGATAATAAGCGTGTTCCCAAACATCAAGACCAAGAAGTGGATAACCACCACCTTTAACGATACCCATTAAAGGATTATCTTGATTTGGTGTGGACATAATTTTTAACTTACCATCCTTTGCAAGATATAACCAAGCCCAACCAGATCCAAAACGATCTTTAGCCGCTTCGTTAAATTCATCCTTCATCTTTTTTATGTTTCCAAAATCAGATGTTATCTTTTTTAATATTTCACCTTTCGGTAATTGTTTCTTCGGGGATAGCATTTTCCAAAACAAAGCGTGGTTAAAAGATCCGCCCGCATTATTCCTAACCTTATCGTCAAATTTACCAATGGATTTAATAATCTCCTCAAGATCCATATCACCTTCTTTGTCTTTAAGTGATTTGTTTAATTTATCCACATAACCTTTGTAATGTTTGTTGTAGTGGATATCCATAGTTTTTGAATCAATGAATCTCTTAAGTGATGAGTACGAGTAAGGTAATTTCTCAATCCCGATTTTTTTCATTTCAACTATTAAGTTTTCCTTAATTGTTTGTTTCTCGGTTATTAAAAGTTGTTCGTTAATAATCATCAACCTTTTTTCAATACCTCTACTCTCAAACATTAACTCTTGTATCTCGGGGTGTTTTTTCTCAAACATTTTAATTAATTGACCAGCAAACGCATTTGCTTCGTCTTCATTCTTCCCTCCAATATCAGGACCAACTTGTCTTTTAAGAATTTTCATTTGGTGTTCGTGTACCCACTCGTGAGCCAAAGTTCTCAATACATCCCTATTAAGTCTCCCTTTAGATAAGATTTTTAATTCGGAATCCATTGTTCTACTACCTGTGGACATTTCACCTTTTCTATCGCTTAAAAAAGTAACTTTTAAATCATTCTTTAAAGGGTATTTGGTTTGTAAAAAAGCAATAAATTTTTTAGCAAGATCTTTATCTTCCTTAGACATATCGCAATTTACGTGTTTGATTGAAACTCTCATTACAAATAAATATCCCCAACACTAAAAAGGATTACCTTCTCTTGTTTATAAGTTTAAGGATTTCTTCCGCCACATCACCAGTACTTTCAATAACCCCATCACCCATTACGGTTCTAATTATTTCTTTCTTACGATTAAGGATATCATAAATCGCACCCTCAATGGTATTTTCGAATAACGGATAATAAACCAATACATTTGATTTCTGACCATAACGATATGCTCTGTCCTCAGCTTGTGCGTGTTCTGCAGGTACAAAAGATAAGTCATTCATAATAACAACCTCAGCGGCTGTTAATGTTAAACCAACACCTGCAGCTTTTAAGTTACCAACAAATACCTTTATCTTGTCGTCGTTTTGGAACTGGTCAACAGCCTGTTGTCTCATTGCGTTAGAACAACTACCATCAAGATAAACGGCTTGTTTACCGAAATGTTGATAGATTGTTTGGAGTGTGTCCGTAAAGTTGGTGAATATAATTACCTTCTTTCCTTGATCTAAAATATTCTCCGCAAAATCGATTGTTGGTTTTGCTTTTTCATTTGCAATCACTTTTCTAACTTTCATTAACTTTGAAAACTGAACCGTAAGTGAAGACGATTCATCGGGATTTTTATCGTACCAATCAAAGTATTCACCCATAAGTTCTTCATATTCTTTGGATTTCAACCTTAAATAAACAGGACTGATGATTTTATCGGGTAAATCTAAAACATCCTCCTTCAAACGGCGAAGAATTTGTTTCGAGGTTCTATCACGTAATTCCTCAAGATTCGATGCCCCCGTTACATTCCATACTTTTCTTTTACCTGCTGTAAACTGAAACCCTTGACAATAACGAATCGCATAAGCTTTCCAATTTTGAGCAACAGGACTCTCAATTAAGTTTAGTAAGTTGTAATAGTTCATAGGTCGAGATGTCATAGGAGTTCCCGTTAATAACCAAACTCTATCTATTTTTTTTGCAAAACTATTAATTATTTTTGTTCTTTGAGCCTGAACATTTGAAATCATATGTGCTTCATCTAAAATAACGAGATCAAAATTACTTTGTAATAAAAGTGATTCATCTTTTTTCTTTGGGTCTGAATCGTAGAAATTCTTTAGAATATCGTAATTCATAATCACAAAATCGGATTCTGTTGAGAATTTCTTTCCTTCCGCAATAAAAACAGATCGGTCAGAATAATTCTCAATCTCTCTTTGCCAGTTAATCTTTAAAGACGCGGGACAAACAATTAATATTTTTTTAACACCCGTCTCTAACGCGGCAATAATTGTTGATGTTGTTTTACCAAGACCCATATCATCAGCCAAAATAAATCTTTTTGACCCCGCCAATTTTTCAATCGCAATCCTTTGATGATCTAACGGTGGTCGGTGAGAGTACTTTGAATAATCAATCTCAACTTTTTCTATCTTGTGGGTTTTAATGAGTGCCGATTTTGGAACCCAAAACTCACTTAACTTATCGTTATCAAAAAATTTACCCCAAATATGATACGACTTTTCTTTCTCAACCAAAAGTTTTTCTATGAATATTTGTTCGGGGACTTGTAGTAGATATCTTTCTTCTGAAAACTTTTTAGCAAAGTAAGAATCCAACTCAACCCACTTTCGAGCCACCTTAGGTGTTGTGTCGTAATACGTCGTAATGTAATCTGCTTGAGTTCTTGTTGGGTAAAATTTACTTGATACTTCCTTCTTATTTTTTAAATAAAGTATATAGTTATTCGCACCACTATAGGTGTCGAGCAAATCCAACGCCTTATGTTCAATAAGTGATTTAGTATTCTCCAAAATATCTTTTTAATAAAAATAACAATAAAAAGAATATTTATCAAGAAAAACGTATTATGCAAAGTAGTGTTCCTATAAGTAGATTGGGTAAATTTTTTGGAGATCGTGATTTTGAGTTAGAAATTGGGATGGGTCAAGAATGGCTTATCGGTGATATGAATTTCACTTGTGTCCTTTATAGGGTTGATAAGAACAAAATTAAAACCGACGATGTCTATGGGGAAGTAGTTCAGGATGGTATTAAATTTTTACCTCCCGTTGAGTTTAATGCTTACGTTGGGATTGCGGCTCCCGATAATAAATTTTTGGGATCAACAAGAATGGATCAGATGGAACCCGGAAATATTACAATGTCAGTTTATTTAAAAACATTAGAGGATTTAGATATCGATATTGATTTTGGGGATTACATTGGATATTACGATAAAGAAAATTTTGTTAGATATTATACGGTCGTTAATGATGGTCGTGTAGTTTCGGATTTAAAACACACATATAAAGGCTTCAAACCCTTTTATAGAACAATAATAGCGGCTCCTGTTGGACCAAATGAATTTAGAGGATTATAATGGGACTACCAAAGAAATCAGTTAAACCATTCATACCTTTGAACTACCCTAAAACTCTTTTACCGAGAAGGGAAGAAATTAAAGATATGATAACTAAGGACGGAACTTACCTTCCTAAGTCATTACTTCATGCCGATTTAGATGGGGGATTTTTAGATTTTGTTAAAGGAACTCTTAAAATTTCGTCAGAAGGTAAAACAATTCCTGTTGTTGATATTTTGGTAACAACTCAAAACTGGTCTCAATTTGTCCAAACGTGGGACATACAAAACATTGATAAAAATATCGAACCCCCTTTTATTACGGTAATTAGAAACCCTGAAGTGAAATATGGTAATAACCCTGCGGTTATGTATAATATACCAAATAGAAGAATGTATTACTATATGGAAGTCCCAACTTGGGATGGGAATAGAGTTGGTGCCGATATTTATAAAATACCTCAACCAGTTCCTGTTGATATAAAATACACGGTGGCAATTGTGTGTAATAGAATGAGGGAAGCCAATACTCTTAATAAAAGAATAATGGAGACGTTCGCATCAAGACAAGCGTACCAAACAATTAAAGGACATTACATTCCAATCATTAATGATGGTATGTCAGATGAATCTTCATTAGATTTAGAGAAAAGAAAATATTATATCCAAAAATACGAATTCACAATGATGGGGTTCTTAATTGATGAGGATGAGTTTGAGGTTTACCCTGCATTATCAAGAACGTTCCAAATGTACGAACTTGATCAAAGACCGGCTAAAGGTCCACAAAAGAAACAATCTCCCATTCAACCTGAAGTTATTACATTATCTTACGTTGGTAATACAACTCAAGAATTTTATTTTGAATATGAATGTGATTTATTATTTGAGGACTCCGTAAATTTGGACTCATATTCAGTTTATATAAACGACCAATATTATGGTGATGACGTAAACAGAATTCAGATTAATAATGGGGATACTTTAAGAATTGATGTTGTCAAACAAGATCCATTGTTAGATGGTAGTGTTTCCTACTCTCAGTTCTTAGTTTAATCTTCCCCGTATATATCTTTTTTCTCCTTACATTTTTCAAAAATAAGGTTCTCTAAAAACTTATACATTTTAATTCCCCTCTTATCACAATACTTCTTTAGTGTTTCGTGAGATTCGATTGAAATTTTTAAATTTTTTATCTTCTTAATATCTTTATCCATAGGGCAGAAAAAAGGCAGAATAAAATCATACCAAAATATAAATACTTTCTATAATGTAAAGTTTTTCCTTTTTTCTATAATATTTATAGGTAAATAAATAAGTAAAAGACATTTTTAAATTATGGCAACAAACAGTAAGGTTTTTGTTTCTCCTGGTGTATATACTTCTGAAGTTGACTTAAGTTTTGTAGCACAAAGCGTTGGGGTAACTACATTAGGTATTGCAGGTGAGACTTTAATAGGTCCTGCTTTCGAACCGATCTTTATTACAAGTTTCGATGAATTCCAAACCGTATTTGGTGGGACTTCACCTGAAAAATTTGTTAATACTCAGATCCCTAAATACGAAGCGGCCTACATCGCAAAAGCATATTTACAACAATCTAACCAATTGTTTGTAACTAGAATATTAGGTTTATCTGGTTATGATGCGGGACCATCTTGGTCAATAACAACGGTTGCAAACGTTAATCCTGCAACAATCAATCAATGGTGTTTAAGTTCTGTAACTGATTTTGATACTTGTGTTACAACTTGTGTGACACCTAAAGTATTATCATTCTCAGTACCATTTACGGCTTGTACTAATGGAGAACAAACGATCGGATATAACGGATCATTCCCTTCAATTATAGAGGATATTCTTGCACAACAATATGAAGAATTTAATGGGGACACATCAACATTAGAAGCTCAAATTAATAGTTTGATATTTGGTGTAATTACAAGTGATAATCCGTACACCGCTGAAGACGAACAAATCGCATATTTTGGTTCTATCGATACAGATGACTACAACACATTAAATGGTGCTGGTTGGACGGCAGAAACAAACGTATTCGAAGTCCCTTCAGTTTCGTTGGATGCAACTGATCTTATGTCATCATTAAATGACTCTTGGTACTACGCATTATTTGCTAACACTGGTAATACAAATTATTCAGGTTATTCATTCTTTACATATGTGTCAGGTTTAACGGCTTACTACCCTAACCCAACATCAACTCCTCAAGCGTCGGCAACACCGACACCAACACCATCATTTGTTAACCCTTGTATTACCCCATCACCTTTTACTTCACCAACACCAACACCAACACCGGTTAATATTGATTGTTATTCAGGTACGGTTGTGGGTAAAATTTATTACTACACGGGGACATCTTATGTTGATTACGATAACGTAGTTGTTGCAACTTTAAGATCAAGAGGTTTATCAACTTATACCACAGACACAAACCCAATGTATTCAGTTACGGGTGTAACAGATGTTTCTTTAGATATGACAGGACAATATTCTGGTGTTCTTAAGAACCCTTATTTAACATTTGCGGTAAATGCAAAAGATAAATTTGGAACAAACTTTACGTTTGAAACATCATTAACACAAAATGATCCTGAGTATATCACAAAAGTGTTTGGAGTTAGTAACTTCCAAAAACCAAGAATTGAGGTTCCAATATTTGCGGAAGAAGTATTCCAATCATTCTTAAATTATTCTTGGAAAAAAGGATACATTAGAGGATTAAACTCTGAGTTTATTGAATTAGATTCTGCTCAAAGCGGTGACCCTAATTCAATTGGGTGGTACTTAGACAGATGGCAAACACCTAACTCACCTTGGGTTGTATCTGAATTAAGAGGTAATAAAGTTTATGACTTATTTAGATTCTATACAGTTTCTGATGGTGATGCGGCAAACACATTAGTTAAAATATCGATTATTAATCAAACATACAACAACTTAACGTTTGACGTATTAATTCGTGATTATTTTGATACCGATGCAAATCCAGTGGTTATTGAGAAATACACTAATTGTACGATGGATCCGGGACAAAATAACTTTATCGGTAATAAAATCGGAACATTAGACGGAGAATACATATTGAATTCTAAATATGTTATGGTTGAAATGAATGAGGACGCACCTATCGATTCACTTCCTTGTGGATTTAATGGATTTAATTTTAGAAATTATGCGGGAGCTAACTCACCATTCCCAATCATTAAAGGTAAATACGATTTCCCTGGTGAAGTTATTTATAACCCACCATTTGGTTTATCAACAGGTAACGATGATGCTTTAATTAGCCCAGGAGACAATGTAAGAAGAACATACTTAGGTATATCTAATAGCCTTGGATGGGATCCGGCTTACTTCGAGTATGTTGGTAAGAGAAATCCAAACAACACTTGTGATATAGATGGTTTACCATTTAATTACAGGTCAGCAGGTTTCCATATGGATGTTAACGCTAGTGGATTAACAATCGGACCTGAGTTCTCAACAAGTGGTCAAACAAGATTTATTTGTGGTAACTCACCGTTCATTACAGATCCTGAATTACCAACAAATGCTTACTACAGATTATTCGCACGTAAATTTACATTCTTAGTACAAGGTGGATTTGACGGATGGGACATCTATAGAGAGTGGAGAACTAACACGGACGAATTCGAAATCGGTAGAAGAGGGTTCTTACGTGGATCTTGTCCATCAACTAGATACCCTAACGCAACAGGATGGGGAGCATTTAAACAGATTTCTCTTGGTGATGGTACTCAGAATTGGGCGAATTCAGATTATTACGCATACCTATTGGGTCAACAAACATTCGCTAACCCTGAGGCAACAAACATTAATGTATTCGTTACCCCTGGTATTGATTATGTTAATAATAGTAACTTGGTTGAGTCGGCAATTAATATGATCGAATTCAGTAGAGCGGATTCACTTTATGTGTGTACAACTCCTGATTATGATTTGTATTTACCAACAACAACAGGTATTGACGGATTTATTTACCCAACAGAAGCGGTTGATAATTTAGATAACACAGGTATTGACTCTAACTACACGGCAACTTACTACCCTTGGGTATTAACTCGTGACAGCGTTAACAACACTCAAATCTATATTCCACCAACGGCTGAGGTAACAAGAAACTTGGCGTTAACCGATAACATCGCATTCCCTTGGTTCGCGGCGGCAGGTTACACTCGTGGTATTGTTAATTGTGTTAAAGCTCGTAAGAAGTTAACTCAAGAAGATAGAGACATTCTATATGTTGGTAGAATTAACCCAATCGCAACCTTCTCTGATGTTGGTACGGTAATTTGGGGTAATAAAACTCTTCAAGTTAGAGAATCTGCACTTGATAGAATCAACGTTAGAAGATTGTTATTACAAGCTCGTAAATTAATTTCAGCGGTGTCTGTAAGATTATTGTTTGAACAAAACGACGCACAAGTAAGACAGGACTTCTTAAACGCGGTGAATCCAATCTTAGATGCAATCAGAAGAGATAGAGGTCTTTACGACTTTAGAGTAACGGTTTCTTCAAGTCCTGAGGATATTGATAGAAATCAATTGACAGGTAAGATTTACATCAAACCTACAAGATCTCTTGAGTTCATCGACATCACATTCTACATTACTCCAACAGGAGCATCGTTTGAGAATATATAAGATGGTTTATTATTCAAATACAAAGGGGGACGAAAGTTCCCCTTTTTTTATTTATGGTGATATTTATTAATATGAATTACAAAAAAATTGTTAGAGAAGTTATATCTGAGATCATTCACGATCAAATGAAACCTACAATGAAGTATTATGCTTTTGACTGGGATGATAATCTAATGTATATGCCAACTAAAATTTATCTTAAAGACGATAAAGGAAAAAGTGTTGGTATGTCGACGGAAGATTTTGCAGAGTATAGAACCGAAATCGGTAAAGAACCTTTTGAGTATGAAGGACACACTATCGTATCGTTCGATGAGAACCCTTTTAGGGACTTTAATGTCCCGGGTGATAATCAGTTCTTAAAGGACGCGATGAAAGCTCCTACAGGTCCTGCATGGAGTGATTTTGTTGAGGCGGTTAATAACGGATCAATATTCTCAATTATCACAGCTAGAGGTCACACACCTTCAGTTCTTAAAAATGCGGTTTACAATTTAATCAAGAAAAACAAACACGGAATAAGTGAAAAAGAATTGGTTAAAAACTTAAGAAAATATCGAGAGTTGGCAGATGAAGAAGATTTAAGTGATGACGAATTAGTAAGAACTTATTTAGATATGAACAAATATCACCCTGTAAGTTTCGGAGAAGGTTCGGCTACCAACCCTGAAGAGTCAAAAGTAAAAGCAATGAAAGGATTTATGACTTATGTTCAAGACCTTTCTAGACAATTACAAGAAAAGGCATTTATGAAAAACAAGATAAGTAATTACTTTGTACCTAATGTAGGCTTTTCAGATGATGACTTAAGAAATGTACAAGCTATGAAGAAGCATTTTAGTGATGAAGAAGGATTAGATATATATCATACTACTAAAGGAAAGAAAACTAAATATTAATAAATTCTAGGCCTAGTAAATGTATAACCCAAAAAATATTTGAAGTAAATAGAAAAATTTTTATTTCATACTATTTATAATAAAAAATAAAACAAAAGTAAAAAAAAATAGATATGGCTGATTTGTTAATGAAAATGCCGATTCCTTACGAACCGAAAAGAGAAAACCGATGGATTTTAAGATTTCCATCATCACTTGGTATTAATGAGTGGTATGTTGAATCATTCGCAAGACCTAAGATGACTATCGCATCAAAAGAGATTGAATTCTTGAATACTTCAACATTTGTTGCGGGTAGATTTAAATGGGAACCACTTACGGTAAAATTCCGTGACCCGATCGGACCTTCAGCTTCACAAGCGGTTATGGAATGGATTCGTTTATGTGCTGAGTCAGTTACAGGACGTATGGGTTATGCCGCTGGTTACAAGAAAAATGTTGACCTTGAGATGTTAGACCCAACAGGAGTTGTTGTTGAGAAATGGATTTTAGAAGGATCTTTCTTAACAGGATACGATGGAGGTTCGTTAGCTTACAATAGTGATAACATTGCAGGAATCACTTCTACTATCCAAATGGATAGATGTATCCTTGTGTATTGATTTTTTTTAGGTACTACTAAAATATACCTAACCATTTACAATATTGTAAATTCCCATATATTTATATGTATGGGAATTTTTATTTGTAAAATATGTCAAAAAGAATGTGGTAACATTAATTCGTTAAGGTCACACTCCATTCAGAAACATAATATTTCTTCTGAAAAAATTTATCTTAATTACGTTTTAAATGGTGTAAAACCTAAATGTGAGTGTGGTTGTGGTGAAATACCTAGTTTTATATCGGTAGTTAAGGGGTATTCTAAATTCGTCCAATCACACCATAATAGAGTACCCGGTAAAAATAATTACCACAAAAATCCTGAAACTCATCAAAAGGCAATTAAGACCCAAAAGAAAAATTGGGAAGAAGGAAAGTATAAAGGTTGGTGGGAAGATAAAACACCGGAGACAATAAAAAAAATTGAGGGTATTAAGGATAAATTGAAAAACAATAAAGAAAGAGGTAAAAAAATATCTAAAAAATTAAAAGGAAAACCAAAATCTGAGGAATCTAAACGTAAATTATCAATTACTCAAAAGAAAAGATACGAAGGTAACCCACAACTTAGAGAAAATTCATCAAATAAAAGAATTATGTGGTTAAAATCAAAACAATCTAATAAAAAAACTAAATTAGAAATTAAGTTTGAAATGATGTTAAATTTAATTGGTGTTGAATTTGAGATTCAATTTGAATTTAAAAAAAGATTATTTGATTTTAAAATTAAAAACAAAGACATATTAATAGAAGTTGATGGAGATTTTTACCACTCCAACCCCAATACAAAACATTCCGAAATGTTATACGAGTCTCAAAAAATGACAAAAAAAAATGATCTATTTAAAGATGAATTATGTCAAAATCACGGAATAAAATTACTTAGATATTGGGAAAAAGATATAAATGAAAGACCTGAATGGGTCATATCAGAACTTAAGAAAGAATTATCTTTACTATAACTTCGCCACAACTATTATTAAAACAAAAACTATTATGGAGCAAGATATATATGCAGCAGGTCAAGAAGGGTTTAGCCTCCCACACGATGTAATACAATTACCAACGCAAGGGGTGTTCTACAAATCAAAGAAAAAATCAATTAAAGTTGGTTACTTAACTGCGGTGGATGAAAATATCCTTTCAGATTTTGATGGTAGAAAAAATATTACCGAATCAATTATCTTACCTTTATTGCGAAACAAACTTTATGAAAAAGATTTAAGACCTT